ATCTACAGGTGCTGATACATTAGTTACTGTTGCACCATGTTTTGTAGTAGGTAGTGTAACAGTAATGACTGTTTCTCAATATGCTCAAGCAATCGGTATTAAAGTTTGTTCCCTTGTAACAGAAATTGCAACTATTCAAGCTAGTATAACAAGTTTAGATCTTAGAGTTACAGCTTTAGAGTCTGCACCAGTTCCTACATTTACATTACCTTCTATTCCGGTAGATTGTACATTAAGTGGAACAGTTGTATCTCCAGGTAACTATCCCATTGATACAGTTTTAAATGCATTACTTAATGATAATACTTATGGTTACTGTGCATTAAAAGCAGCAACGGGAGAAGCATCTGCAATAACTGCAGCAGTATTATCTCAATGTATTACTGATGCAGATACATCACTTGTATTTGGTACAGCATTTTCTGTAGCATATGCAGGTACATGGGTAACATCAGCTAATTTAAATACAGCAGCAGAGGCAATTAATAACTTATGGATTGCAATCTGTGATGTATATAATTATGTAAGTACATTCTCAATTACAGTAGCTGACACCGCTACTGTAAATTTAGATAACACAGGTAATGTAATTACAGCAAATATTACAGATACTGGTTGGGTAGATCTTAATGGTTTTGCTTATTACTCTGGAGTAACAAAACCACAGTGTAGAAGAATTGGTAATCAAGTTCATTTTAGAGGTAATGTATATATTCCTTTAGAAAATCCAGCATCCCCGGGATCTGTTATTCCTTTTACTTCATTGACTGCATATAATTCAATTCAAGGATGTACTACATGGAGTGGTGTTGGTGGATGTTCAATCAATGCTAGTGGTTCAATTACTTTTAATAATGGTGCTTCAGTGGTACCAACTTCAATTACTGCTGGTAACTTTGATGGACTATATAGATCAGGATGGCAACCGATTGCAAGACAAATTAATGTAGGAGGGTCTACTGGTACAGCTTTAACTAGTATTGTAAATATATTTATTACATCTACTAAACAACTCCAAATCCAAACTCTATTGGATATTGAAGAAACAACAATAGGAACTTCTGCAGTAGGTAATAGTCCATTTAGATTTATAACATCTAACATTAGATCTGGTGAATATTTACCAAATTATATTGCAGCAGCTTCTGATATTCATAATGCACCATCTAATGCAAACTTTCCGTTAGTATCTAATACATTTAATAATACTTGGAACTTTAGTTGTGATGCTGCTCAACCAGATCAGATTGGTGGTTTTGAACTTAGTCTAGATGGTATGATTGCATATCTAGATCCATGTAATACTGAAACGGGCTTATCAATTGTATGCCCATAATAATATAAGATATGTCACTAAATAAATGTCAAAATTGTGGGTGTGATGATGCACTAGTAACTCTTCCACCATGCCCAACTCCAGCCGGATGCCCAGATCCAGAACCGTGTTCTGAGGTCTTTGATGCACAGTGTATTATATACACCGGTGCAGATATTGAATGTGGTGATGATACAGTAGTAACATCAGATACTAATGTAGCAGTTGCTCTAAATGAAATTACTACATACTTCTGTCAAGAACTTACTCAACAGAAGTTAAGATATGTAAAAGAGATTAATACAAACTTTGATAATACAACACTTACAATTACACAAGCTGAATTAGCAGCATGCGGTATTACACCATCTCTATGTAGTTTAAGTGGTTCTGAACCTTCAGATTTTGTTATTAGTCTTTGGTATCTTTCTGCAGGTGTTTGGAAACTCCTTCAACCATATGAATCTCCAACAGAATTCTATGGTGTATCTGTAAATGATACAACAGGTTTAATTACTATTGGTATTGTAAGACCTATGGGTACAACAACAAGGTTAAGAGCCGTATTAATATTCTAAGAAGTTACAGTTGTTGGTTTCTGTGACAACAAGGCAAAGCCCTCGCACTAGCGGGGGTTTTGTTTTATGCTTATATTTGCTAAAGTGCATAATTTTTAGTATATTAATCTATATGGTATGAAGGAATTTAAGAGCCCGGATTTGACAGGCCCAAGATACAGACCTAAAGTCCATACTATGTTGAACAAAGAGTTCTTTGATAGTTTTAGAAAAAAGTATCCCAGATACAAGGATGTGGATAATGACACACTAAGAAAGATTATTAGATCTTTTAATAAAAGTGTTTGGACAAAAGTAATAGATACAAGAGATGGTATGCAATTACCAAACTCTGTAGGTTGGCTTTTTATTGGTTCGTGTGACAATAGTAGGAAAGAAAATATTGATTATGCCAAGTCCAAGAAATATGGTGTAAAAGTTACAAACAAGAATTGGGAAACAGATGGTAAACTAGCTAAGATATTCTTTACCAGTTTTGCAATTAAACACAAGATGAAGAATAGAGAGTTGTGGAAGTTTGTGGCCAATAGAGACTTTAAAAGATCTGTTGCTAAATCCTATCCTGAAAACTGGAATACTTATATTGTAGTTGATCCTACAAAAAAACTAAGACTAGAGAATAGAAAACAGTATTATAAAAGTGTTCTTTTAAAGCAGCAACAAGATGGTTTAAAAGACTATAATGAATTTGATCTATGACCACAATTGGAGAAGCAATCTCAAGAGTTAGAAATACACTCAAAGCAGTAAAGGAAGATGCTTTCTTAACTGATAGAAACATATACTTTCTACTGACTAAGTATGGGCAAACATTGCTTAAGAGAGAAGACAATCAGTTCAGGCTGATGAAAATTAGTTCTATCTTCCAAGTACTGCCTTATGTTGAACTCATTGATGTAGACAAGGTGGAAGCTGGATGTATTGGTGTTTACTCAGGTTGTTATTTTAAAAGATCAAAAGAAAAACTACCAACTATTTTAAATGGTGTATTTGGTCCAATTATACGTACTGTATCTTCAATAGATGGTACAATAGAGTTATTCCGTACAGATCCTGGTACTTGGGTTTCTATGACTAAAACTACAACCTTTAAGTACAATAGAAGTATTTATTTTTGGTACTTAAATGGTTATGTATACTTTCCTAATGTAGATTGGGATGCTGTTAGAATAGAAGCAATCTTTGAAGGTCAAGCAGACACATGTACTACAGATGATTGTCTTATAAGACAAGATCAACCATTACCATTTCCAGAATATCTGTTCTCCGAAATTGAACAGTATACTGTTAAAGAATTAACCATATCATTACAGGCTCCTTCAGATAATATAGATGATAGCCAAAACACTCTTAGATAATGGACTTTAATTACACACTCCGGTACAGAACATTTAATCAATTGTTAGAAGATGTAACAGTTGACTTAAATACATTTGCTCTAGAAAATATGATAGAGCCACAGCAGTTAATTAAACTGGTAAAGAAATTAAACTATGATCTTGGTTTAAGAATCAATCAACAAAGAGAAGTAATTCTTGATGTTTGTCATGGTAAAGTAAAACTACCAGATGATTTCTACACATTCAACTTTGCATTTATCTGTGGTCACTTTACTGAACACGTGGGTTATAATGGATGGGTGGGTGGTACTAATATCCAAGAAGTACCATATGTAGAGACTCCAGCTACCGTAGATGTATGTGCACCAATTACAGTAAACTGTGCTACATGTAATGCAAATCCATGTAACCATACTGCTGCATGTCCAGACAATACATGTCCTGCTACATGTGCTCCCAATCCTATTCCAACTGAGTATGATCCTTTAGCTCCTTATGGAGATGTTTGTACAAGACCAAGGGTTTTTATGAACTGTAAAGGAGATAAGTATGAACTTGTTCAAGTAATTAGTAATCCAGGATCTACAAGAGTTTATACACAACTCTTTCCATTAAGAATGAAGACTAGTCAGAATATAGAATGTGACTGTCCAAATCTTTATTGGAACACTCCAAATGAAGGTTGGATCAAAGATGGGTTCTTATTCACAACCTTTGATACTGGTAAAGTATATTTAAACTACCAAGGTCAAATGGAGGATGAGAATGGTAACCTATTAGTTCCAGATCATGATCTACTTAATGAATACTATGAGTATGCATTAAAAGCAAGAATCATGGAAAACCTTTATTTGAATGGAGAAGATGTAGCACAAAGAATGCAGCTTATTGAACAAAGAGTAAGAGTAGCTAGAAATGCTGCATTAAGTCTTGTCAATACTCCAAACTTTAGAGAGATGGCTGATATGTGGTGGGCTAATAGAAAAGCTATGTACGGTAAATATTATTATATGTTTGAGAGTTATTCTCCAGATAATAGATACTATAGAAATAATGGTTACAATGGTACCAATGGTTACAATAGAAGATACATGTAATGGCAAAACTTCAGGATACATCTCAGAGTGTTACGCACACATTTGTAAAGGGTCTTAATAAAGATTCAGATCCTTCATTTGTATCAGAAGGTATGTGGATACATGCCCGTAATGCAACTAACAATACATCAGAAGGTAATTTAGGTACTCTATCAAATGAAGCATCTAATGTGCTATGTGCTGTAGCCGGAGTTACTATGCCTACAACTGGTGCAAATGGAGTAACAGATGTTTATATAATAGGAGCAATTCATCTCTACTCAGATAAGTGGATCATCTATTCTGCAGGTCATGCTTTAAATGGTAAGCCTATTATGTCAGAGATTGGTTTACTAGAAGAAGAGAGATGTATTTACAGACCTATTGTTCAAGATGAATGCTTAGGTTTTGATAAGAGATTTCTTATATCAGGATCATCTAGAGAAAAAGAAGACTGCTCATGGCAAGTATATTGGGCTGATGGTTTAAATCCAGATAGATTTTTAAATGTAGGAGATCCACAAACTTGGCCATCTAATGACTATCAGTGGCTACTTAATACTATTACTAACCCTACTCCAGCTGTTTATAATACATCAGTAAACCAGTATGTAAACTCTACAGGTGATCTAACACTATGGCCTGGTGTAGCATGGGTGCAAGACTGTTCCACTAATGTAAACTGTACAACCTGTGATGATACTAATGAATTAGATTGTGATCGTATTAGACTTGCAAGACTTGTACAAACACCATGTCTTTCTATTCAAAGAGGTGAGTCTGGTGGGACACTTAGAAATGGAACGTACTTTGCTGTTATTGCTTATTTAATAAAGGGTCAGAGAGTTACAGATTATTTTTCTCCAAGTAATACCCAACCAATTTATTTTCCTGATGATCTACAAGGAGCTATTACAATTAATGTAGAAGCAGATCAAGAAAACTTTGATGAGTTTGTACTAGTAGTTGTACAGAATATTAATCAGGGTACTGTTGCAAAACAAATTGGTACATACTCTACAAAGACTAATGTTATTGAGTTAGATCAAATAAAAGATGACTTAATAACTGTCCCACTAGAATTTCTTCCAATTACCAATCCAATCTATGAAACATCAGATCAGATTACAGATGTAAATAGTTACTTACTTAGAGTTGGTCCAAGAACAAGATTTGATTTTAACTACCAACCACTAGCAAACATAATTAGAACTAAATGGGTATCTGTAGAATATCCTGCAGACTATTATGTAAAGGGTGGTAATAAAGGTAGTTACTTAAGAGATGAAGTATATGCATTCTTTATTCGTTGGGTATATAATACTGGAGACAAGTCTGCATCTTATCACATTCCAGGAAGACCTCCTCAAGATTATAGTTATATTCTTACAGGAACAAATACTACAGTATCAGGTAATGAGAGAACAAATACTATTAATGATGTAAATACTTTAACAAATAGTGATCAACTATTTGAGATGTATAATACTGCTAATACCAATGGTGTTGCATCTATTCTTGGTACAACTACAAATGATGGTGGCACTGTAATTGCCTCTGGAGAAATGGGTTACTGGGAGTCATCTGAGATATATCCAGATAGACAACCAGAGATATGGAATTCTACTGAGCACTGTTGGACTGGTTCAGATGGACATGCTAGTTATATAGATCCACAAGGAAATACTATTTACATTAATGATCTTTGTGGTCTCAATATTAGACACCATAAGTTTCCAGATAATCATTTAAGTGCTAATACTTTACACTATAGACCAAGTACAGCTTCTGTACCAGGAGACTCTAACAATCTGAATATCAGATTAATGGGAGTAGTATTTGAGAACATAGCATTACCAAAAGATAATGATGGTAATGATATTCCAGGTATTGTAGGTTATGAAATCTTAAGAGGTTCAAGAGAAGGTAACAGATCAATTGTGGCAAAGGGTATGCTCAATAACATGAGAACCTATAAGATCAAAGGAGATGTTGCTAGAAATAGAACTGGACTATATCCTAACTATCCTTTTAACTGTATTCAAACACCAATGAATACAGGTAACTCTTCAGAAGCAAACTATCGGTTTAATGATCCATATATTAAATTAGACCAGGGTTATAGTCAAACTGTACCTATTGAAATAAATACTTTTCACTCTCCAGATACAATGTTTAGAACTCCTTTCTTAGAAGGAACTGAACTAAAACTATATGGTGCACTTAGTGGCTATTCATTTCAATCATTTAAATATCCGGATGAGCATCCTAAGTTTAAGTTGATAAGTGATGCTGCTATGGGCCTAGCACTACTAATAGGTTTTGCAGAAGCACTTGTTTCACTTACAGGTAAAAAAGTAATGAGACAACCTGGTGCTAGTTTTACTACACAACCTGTTTTAAATCTAATAAGTTCTGGACCTGGGGTTACTCTAACTAATCCTACGGATCCCTTCTATGAAGCTCCTAATCAAATTGCACAAACTCAAATTAAGAACTTAGATGTAGGTAATCCAACAGGTGTGGCAATACCAGGATCATATTTTCAAAAATTAAAAACATATTTTAATCAGGGTAGTATTATTACTAATGTATTTGGTGGAACTAATACACTTGATCAAATATTTGAAGGTTTCAACTATGACGTTGGATTTAAAATGGGAGGAACATTTACAGCTCCTGATATTGATGTAGAATTATCTGCAGCAACATACTTAGAATCTTCTGGTAACGTATCCTTTTTTGGTGCTGTAAGTAATGTTCTTGGTGCTCTAAATAAATTCTTCTATTACTTCTCAGAAGGTGCTGATGCAACACTTGGTGTAATTTATGCATTTCTACCTTTTGATCAGTACGCACTCCAAATGATATCACATGGGTTGTATGATAGTTTCTTACCACCTAGTTTTATTCAGAGATCAAATCAACCATACGTTACTAGATTAAAAATAGATGATGCTTTTTATATTAGAGGTAATATACAAGAAGTTCCATATTATCAATCTCAGTGGCCTGCTGTTGTAAATAATAGATACTCTATTAACAATCTTAAAAGATCTGACTCAGTTGTTTTAAGAACTCTTAGTGGTCCATACTTTCAACCAGCATATCCTAACGGTGTAGATCTAGGTCCTAAGTTTATTTTAAATAGTTCTAACAAATACTATGACCAGTCACTTGTGACAATGTCATACTTTGAGAATAATGCTTCTGGTCAAGGTAATGCCTGGGGTAATATTTCTGGACCATCTTTTGATGATAGAAGTATTTCAACACCATTCTCTCTTCCAATTGCAAGTCACTATGGTGCTATTAAAGTTAGAAAAAGAAACCAGTATGGTCAACTTGAATCTGTAAAACAAATTGCAATAACCCCATGTGAGCAAAAACTAGATGATAGTTATTATACAAATCATATATGGCCAGAGCAGTACACGTGTTCAACAGGTATTCAATACACTATAAATAAAATTACTCTTACACCAATATTCTTTGGCGGAGATACTTTTGTAAACAGATATACTGAGAAGAACTCAATGTTCTTTTTCTATGACTGGTTATATGGTCAACCAGATGGTTTTGAATTTAACTATCTACTAAGACAGATGATACCGGAACCTAAGTTCTGGGTTAACTCAACTAAGTATGACGTATCTGATTTTTCAAATATACTTACTCAGTTCTTTAATGGTGGTACTCCTCCGGGAACTGGTTGGAAACCTACTCAGTTCTATTCAATGGACTTTAAGGGCTTTGATTATAGAGACAATACAGCTGGAAACTACCCTGGTATTTTTAGACCAAAAGATTGTTACTTCTACTTAGCTGTTTCTTCAGTAAGAGATTTCTTTGTAGAATCAGAAGTACTTGTAGATTTTAGAATTCAAGGTATTACTGAAGCAGAAAAATATTATGACCCATATGGATACACTGATCTCATCAGTATGTTTAATATGGACCCACAAATTATTACTAGAGGTAATGAATATAGGTATGATTATTCATTGAGTATTACTAAAGCATTTAGTCAGTACTTCTCAGCTGGTAACTTACAGAGCAGATACTATAATCCAAATATTGCCAAACTGTGTTATACTTATTTTCCTGATAGAATTATCTATTCTCTTCCACAACAACAGGAGGCAATTAAAGATAGTTGGTTTGTATTCTTAGTAAATAATTACAAAGAATTCCAGTCTCAGATTTCAGGTGTTAAGGCTATTAATAAAAATGGTATTGTAATTACATTTAAGAACAATAGTCCATTGATGTATCAAGGTGTAGATACTCTACAAACAGATCTTGGTACTAAGATTACTATTGGAGATGGTGGTCTATTTAGTCAACCGGGACAGTCTGTTATTAATGCAGATCAGTCTTATGAATATGGTTCATCACAGAACAGGCTATCTGTAATCTCTACTCCAGCTGGTATTTATTATATTTCACAAAACCAAGCTAAGATATTCTCACTAGGAAGCAATCTAAAAGAGATCTCTCAGATTGGTCTTAAATGGTGGTTTAATAATTTCTTACCTTATAAGTTAACTGCTGACTTCCCAGATTACCCATATCAGGATAACCCTGTATCTGGTATTGGTTGTCAGTCTATATATGATAATGAAAACAGTATCTTGTATTTTTCTAAAAGAGATTACCAACTATTAGAAAAATGGAAGTCTCCAAACTTTACAGGTACAATTATATATGTGCCTCTAATTACATCAGGACCTAAGAAAGGTCAGGGAGACTATTTCCAAATACAGAATGCTAATGGTACTATACAACCTGGTATATATCAACTTGGTAATCCGTTACTATTTGAAGATGCATCCTGGACAATAAGTTATGACCCTAAGAATGAATTCTGGATTTCTTTCCATGACTGGCATCCTGATCTAAACATGGGTACCAAAGACGTATTCTTAACTACTAAGAAGAACGGTATCTGGAAACATAATGAAGGTTGTACAAGTTTCTGTAACTTCTATGGTGATCAGTATCCGTTTGAAATAGAGATGCCAATTATTACTGGTCAAACAGTTACCACTGTTAAATCTATTGAATACATATTAGAGTGTTATAGAAGAAGACCACAAAACTGTATTGATCAGTTCCATGTCTTAGATTATAACTTTGATAAAGCTGTAGTATACAATTCTGAACAAGTATCAGGATACTTAAATCTTAATATCTTTCCTAAGAACAATGTAACTCTAAGTGAGACTTATCCTAAGGTAAATCAATCTAACTTATCTTCTTTTGATATCTTATTTAGTAAAGAAGAGAACAAGTATAGATTTAACCAGTTCTGGGATATTACTAGAGATAGATCAGAGTTTCCAATTGGATCAGACTATCCACCAACAGGACCAGTCATCCCAGGTACCACTGTACTACAGGGTAACTATGCTGATAGAAATATATGGTTTACTGAATCAAATGGTTATAAGAGAACTCTTAATCCAACAAACTTAGACTACAACAAACCTGAACTACAAAGAAAGAAGTTTAGACATTACTTAAATTACTTAACTTTAATTAGAGAAGACAGTTCAGATACTAACATGATCTTAAAAATTGTAAATAGTAAAAATCAAATATCTCTCAGATAATGGGTAACAAAAAAGTATTAAGCAAAGCTACTAGAGAGTTAAATAAGACTAAGAGATTTGCTACACCTAAAAATATTATTGAAGATCCAAGAGGTCAATGGGCATACCCAGGTGAGATAACTAGAATTCCATCTGATAAAATTACAATGCAGGGTGTACCATATCCTGTTATGGCATACCCTAATATGGGAGAACCACAAATGATGTATCCAGGACAAGATTATGTATTTCCTGGAGCAGACTATGTAGATGAGTATCCACAAATGCAAGATGGTGGAACTGTTCCTGTTATTGAAGATGCTGGATCATTTAGTGCTGAAGGTTATTGGATTCCAGATTGGGAAGCAATGAAAAAGCAAGCAAAAGAATTAAATGCTAAGACAGTTAAAACTAAAAATGGAGCTATGATCTATTTTGATGATAACTGGAATGTGCAAAGTGTAGATGATAATCCTCAAATGAAAAGAGGTGGTACACCTAAGAGTCTAGTTAAGATGCCAAAACCAAGTAAGAAAGGTCTAGCATCTAAAAAATTTTCAAGAAGTTTAGAAGCTACCAACAAATTATTTACTGAAAACTATCTCTTTGCAAAACCAAAGTCTAGAAAAAGAAAAGTATTTGACCCCAATGCTGCATATTATCAAGAGGGTGGTATAAGCACACAGGAAGCTATTGATGATGCTAATAATGCTATGATGAAAGCAAGATTAGCTTATGCTTACATGCATGGTAATCCTGCAGCACAAAGAATGGTAGTTGCACCAGATCAACCTTATGACTTTGGTGATGGTGATACTGGAACTCATTATATGGCATCTATGGATGAGTATGCTGTACCACTAATACAAGATGTTAATGGACAACTTATACTTGGTGACTTTGGACCTGAGTCTGCAGAAGCCATGCGGTTTGATAATCCAGATGATGCACAGTACTTTGCAGAACATTATAAAGAAGTAACACCAGATCCATCTTATAGAAAAGAATATCAAATAGGTGGAGCAGCAGCATCTCCCTTTGATCTTGATCCAAAAACAATGAAGAGATATCTTGCTGATCTTAAAAACCAAGAAAACAATATTAAAAAGGGTTATAGAAGTGGTAAATGGTATCCTCATCCTAGTCCTGAAGGAGGTTTAGATACCATTGCTTATGGACATAAACTTACTTCAAGAAATAGTCCATACTACCAAGGTATATCAGATGAACAAGCAGAAGCACTATTATTAAAAGATGTACTACAAAACCAAGCACTAGCTAAAAAACAAGTAGATGCTAAATTTGGAGAAGGTACATTTGACTCACTACCACAAGATAGACAAATGCTCTTGGTAGACTACCAATATAATCTTGGTACTCTAGCAGAATTCCCAAAGTTTGTTAAAGCTGTTGTTGAAGGAGATACTAAGACTATGATAGCTGAACATACAAGATATGGCGGCAAAGATCCACTTACTAGAAGAAATCAGTGGACACTAAATGTTATTGATAATCTAACACAACCTATACCTGAGAAACCAAGTAATGGTGTAACAATTCCATTAGCTAATGTTCCTGATGCAACTAATGTAGTATTACCACAAATAGAAGGTGGACCTGAAGGAGCAATAGAACTAGAACTCTCTCCAGAAGAAATTGAACAATATCAAATGGGTGGGTATATAGTAGAAGATGTTGATGCTACAAATGAAGTTGCTAGACCGTGTCCTCCTGGATATATATTTGATCCAAAAGCAGGTAGATGTGTA